GAAGATGGTGACGAAAGCGATCAGTAAGTTATTCATGAAAACTATGGTCATCGACAAGGATTTTGATATTGATCCCGACCATAATAATAAAAACGACGGTAGGATGGTGGCTCTAAAGATTCTTACTGGGAAATACAAGGGCGTGTCATTTAGATTTGGAAAAGTTAGCGTGGCTGACAAGGAAAATGCAGATGGCACATATACAATTGACTTCGACTATGATATAATAACTCCAGGTAAACATGATCCGAATAAACTTCGGGACAATCAAAAATTCACGGATACGCTTGGCGCAATCCTGAATGCGATCATAATCGCTGGTATAGAAAGAGAGGCGAAAGAGCATGAAGAGACTGGAGACAACCATATTGAAGAACCTGACACAAAACGAAGAGTACGCAAGAAAGGTTCTACCGTTTCTAAATGATTCCTACTTCACCGATAGGTCGGAGAAACTTGTATTCCAGCATGTAAAAGAATTCATTCTGCAATACAATGCTCTTCCGACTCTAGAGGCTCTTCATATCAACATCAACAATCTTCCTAATCTCAAGGAAGAAGAAATCAAGTCTGCAATCAATGTAATTGGTACCATTGAAGATATCAAGGAAGAGAAGAGCGAGCAGCAGTGGTTGGTTGACAAGACCGAGAAGTTTTGTCAAGAGAAAGCCATCTATAATGCTGTCCTTGAATCGATTGGCATTCTTGATCAAAACTCCAAGTCTACAAAAGACAAGGGTGCCATTCCTCAAATTCTTTCCGATGCACTCGCAGTCAGCTTTGATAGTCATGTCGGCCATGATTATTTGAATGACTCGGATGCACGATATGACTTCTATCACAAGACCGAGAAGAAGATTCCGTTTGATCTTGATTTCATGAACAAGATCACGAAGGGTGGTCTACCAGCAAAGACTCTAAACATCTTTCTTGCTGGTACTGGTGTCGGTAAATCGTTGTTCATGTGCCATGTCGCATCAGCGTGTCTGGTTCAGGGATACAATGTTCTATATGTCACCATGGAAATGGCTGAAGAGAAGATTGCGGAACGTATTGATGCAAATCTACTCAACGTAACTCTTGATGACCTATCCTCTCTACCAAAAGATGTCTATGACAAGAAGGTCGAGAAGGTTCGTCGCAGTACAGTTGGCAAGTTGATCATCAAGGAATATCCAACTGCTCTTGCTTCCACCACTCATTTCAGAACATTGTTGAATGAGTTGATGCTGAAGAAGAGTTTTCGTCCAGATATAATATTCATCGACTACTTGAATATTTGCTGTTCAGCCAGAGTGAAACCCGGATCAAATATCAATTCGTATACCTATATCAAGGCGATTGCCGAAGAACTTCGTGGTCTGGCAGTCGAGTTCAAGGTTCCTATTGTATCGGCTACGCAGACAACCAGATCTGGCTTTGCTAGCACGGATGTCGAGTTGACTGATACTTCAGAATCGTTTGGTCTTCCTGCGACAGCAGACTTTATGGCAGCTTTGATTTCTACTGAAGAGTTGGAAGCATTGAACCAGATCATGGTCAAGCAATTGAAGAATCGATATAATGATCCGACAGCAAACAAGAGATTTGTCTTGGGGATTGATCGTGCAAAGATGCGTTTGTATGATGTTGAACAATCCGCACAAGATGATATTCAAGATTCGGGACAACGGAAAGGAATCGATGATGCTACTGCAAGCAAGCTAATGAATTCTTCATTTGATAAAAGCAAATTCAAAAACTCAGGATTGAAGGTGTAATATGGCAATTGAAAATTACTATTATGAACTTGTTCAGCAGAATGATGATACGTTTACATGGAATGTAATTGAGACGCAAACCCAACAGACAATCGCAGCATTCATATTTGAAGACGATGCAATTTCAATGCTCATGCATCTCATGTCTGGTGGAGGCTTTGACGGATTCACGCCTCGCTTTTTTGTAACATAACATGTTCATCTTCAATACTCTCATTCTTCTTCTCAATGGCATAGACATACCAAAGGGTACGACAAAAGCCATTGAGTTGAAGAAGAGAGTATCAAAGTTGTTCGATAACGTAAAATTCAATATTGAAAGAGCTAGTAATCTAGATAATGAAGATTACACTATTGCAGGATTCTATATTGAGGAGCTGCAAAAGATAGAAATACTATTGATCATACCAAAGAAAAGCAAGGGAATGATCAACATAGAAGATCCAGATCAGTTTAGGTTTTATCTTGCACAAACGATACAGCATGAGTACATACATCATCAGCAATACTTGAAGAGAGACGAACTGCCCACGGATTCATTTTCAATGTGTCGAACGGGCAGTAAGGAAAAGCAATATTTGGCTGAGAGGGATGAAATCGATGCATACTCTTATGACATCGCTATTGAGGTGCATAGATATGGATGGGACAATTCTCAAACATTGAAAATATACAAGAAGCAATTTGAAAGCCATCATCCCGTGATGAAAAGATTGCTAAAGAAGACATATAAGAATTTGGGAGTATTGAATGGAAAACTTAGAAGAGTTGATGCGTAGCACGATGGATGAAGCGCATGTTATGTTGAATCGTGCTAAAAGTCGCGAAGAGTTCATGGCTATAAATGGTTCTCTTCTAGCTGTGGTTCAAGGCATGTATGTCAAATTCATGGGAAATCAATCTACGGCTCAGTTGTTTTATTCTGTTGCAGATAAGTTGGCTACTACGAAAGACTAAATATTGAGTAATCTTGGAGATATGGATGACTCAATATAGAATTGATACGCACGAATTTTGGGGTGCGAACAAGACAATATACGAAGTGAATTTGACGACAGACATGTATGGAAGTACGAACGGTGGAGATATTCTTGCATCAATGGATTGGGAAGAAGTTTCAAGATAATAAGAGAGAAAGAAAAATGGAATTAATAAAATTCAAAGACTTCTTGACTGAAGAAGAAATATACGAAAATACAATATTGATGGAAGAATCTGGCGCCGGTGCTGGTGCGGATACTAAAGGAAAGCTTCATGAATTGCTTGTTGGCTATCATTTGCGCGGTGGCCACCACATGGAAAAATATAAAAATGAGGATCAACAGTCTCCAAAAGAAGCGCATGATATGTTAAAAGCCAAAGTTAGCAAAGAAGAATATGATAAAATTAAAGAAAGAGCTAGACAAGCAGCAAAACATATTAGACATCATATTGAAAAACATCACGGTCATAAAATTGAAAATGTTCATTGGACATCTAAAACGGGCGACGTAGGAAAATCTACAGGCGTAGAATCTACTCAAAAAGAAGATGCATCTGATATCATGATTCATACAAGAGATAAGAGGGGAAAAAAGAGATATCATGGAATAAGCTTGAAAGTCACAGATTCAAGAAATAAACATGTTCCTGTATCTAATCCCGGAATGGCTTCGATGCACGGTGCAGAAGAAACATTGGAAAAACACAGAAAACGAGTTCGTAAAGAGTTTCCTGAAATTGCGCGCATGAATAAAAAAGAGCAGAAAAAATATGTAAAAGATCATCCGAACACAGTTCAAAAGAGATTGAGAGAATTGAATACGCATACTCTAAACAAAATAGCAAAAGATACACATAAACACTTAGAGTCTTTGAATACAGAAGAATTGGCGCATCATATAAAAACTCATATTCTACAAGCGCATCAGACCCCTTTACAGAAACAAGGACATCATCACTTGAGACATACAACGTATTCTGGTCCTGGTGGTAAGCATCATTTTCATGCAGTAAATCCGCATGAGCATTATGCACCATATTTGACTGATCATAAGCAGTTGAAAGTTCATAGAAGAGGAACTAGTATAGTCTTTACCCATGGTGGAAAACAAATTGCTCGTCAGAGAATCAAATTTATATCTCAGAGTGATCCGACCGGTGGTGTAAAGAGTTCCGGAGAACCAAAGATATAATAGAAATAGGACGTAAAAAATGCTAAGTTTCAAATCATATTTGCTTATCAATGAAGCTGCTGCTGAAGGTATTGCATCGGCCAAGCATCAGGAGCATCCTGAAGACAACGCCATCAAAAGTCCCTTCGGTTTTGAACATGCGCTATCAACTCTTAGCACGATTCATAATGGATTGAAATCTGGAGATTTGGGCGACACACATATCTCGACCAAACTCGATGGAGCGCCAGCAGTTGTCTTTGGTCGTCATCCAAGAACAGGAAAATTCTTTGTCGCAACAAAGCATTCGGCATATGGTAAAGTGCCAAAACTTGCTACATCGCATGATGAAGTAGATCAGTATTTTGGTCACTCTTCAGGTCTTGCACAAAAAATGCACTCAGCACTAGAACACTTGCCTAAAGTTACTCCAGAAACTGGAGTTTATCAAGGCGACTTCATGCATGATTCTGGAGAAAGATATAAAGACGGAAACAAGATTGTATTCAAACCAAATACTCTAAAATATCATATTCCTACAAATACACCAGAAGGCAAAGCAGCAATCAATTCTAAGATCGGATTTGCTGTTCATACGCAAATAGATGGCGATCCAGATAGACCAGAAACATTACAAGCATCACCACTTCGCGATCAATCTGTATTCAAACCACATCGCGATGTGCATTTAGTTTCTCCGGAAATTAGGTTGGGAAATGGAAACCACATTGGAAAAAGAGATAGCGACAAAGTCTTCAATCATCTCGATCTGGCCCAGCAGGTACATGATAGCTTGAGCGATGATCATCATGATATAGTAAATCAACATGATGATCATTTTTCAACTTATATTAATCAAACCGTAAGAACTGGTGAAAAGCCATCAACACAAGGTCTTCGCAAGCATATAGAAACTCGTATGCAAAAAGACGTTGATAAACTAAAATCCGAAAAAGGTAAAGCCGCTGCTACAGAAAGAATGAATGCAGCTCTTGCTCATCATGATGCATATGAAGATAATTTTTCAAAAGCATTACAGATTCATCATCACGTTCAGTCAGCAAAAAATATTCTCGTTTCTGCATTGAATAAGGCACAGAAAACAGAGAATCCAATGACACAAAGCATTGATGGAACCGAGACAGATCCAGAAGGATATGTTGTACAGCATAGAGATAACATTGTGAAACTTGTTGATCGTGGCGAATTCTCAAGAGCCAATTTCAACAAACCTAAAGAGTGGAAGAAGTAATCTTTACTAAATACTCTCGTCACCGCTAATTATGGGAGTATACCATGGAAGCAGAATTCTTCAAGCTGGTGGCGGAAGTTGGATTTCCAATTGCATCTTCTATAGCAGGCGGATACTTTGTTTTTCTTACGCTTAAATTTATCTTAGACGGCGTTCAAAGTTAAGTAAAAGGAATTATTATGGCTCTTGACAATCGCGTCAAGACTATGAACCATGACATCGTGAGAATTGACACTTTGATCTCTACAGCACTTCATGTCAGACCCGACACCGATAGACTCGCAAGAGCTGACGGCAAAAACGACGCAAGAAAGGACTGAACATGGATCTTGTACAACTAATCAACAAATACGGATTCCCTATCGTTGCTGCTGGCGGTATGGGTTATCTCATTTTCTACGTATGGAAATGGGCCACGGCAGAAATCAAACCTGTGTTATCTGAAGCAAACACAGTTCTGATTGCATTGATCGACCGCGTTAGAATGTTGGACAATGATTTGATTAGACTTAATCAAAAAATCAACATCGTTCTAATGATGAGGGAAACATATGCAAACAAAAACAAGAAGGATACTGAATAGCCTTCTACTTTTTGTCACTCTATTAACTACAACCATTGCACTAGCACAAGTTCTTCCTTCGGGATATATTGGTACGGTTACAAATAATACACCGAATACCTGGCAGACTTATTCGTACTCGTTTACACCAAATATCTCAGGAACAAACTATGTCGGTTTTGCGTTCAGACAAGATCCTGCATTCTGGACATTCGACAACGTGTCGTTAACAGAATCAGGATCTACCGTAAATCTATTGACAAACGGAGCATTCACAACTGGTGGTGCAATCAACATCACCACAAGTAATGGACCGGGAACAATT